CCCGTACAGTATTGCCATTGTCCCCCAAGGGCCCGCGCCCTACCCGCCGTACAGTTATTAACAGAACTCCCAGAGGGCGCTGTCGCCCCCCTTAAACGTCAACGGCGCTCAACGGCGCGCTGGCCTACAGCCTCATCTCCCAGCGATCCCATCCAGGCCGCAGCCATAAAAAAACCCGCTTTCGCGGGTTGGGCTTACAGCAGCTGCGGTGACGGATTATTGCTGCCTTTTGCCATCATCGGCACCGTATTGATCTGCGCCGGTTCGACGATAATCCCGGACACGCTCTCCAGGGTTTTAAAGGTACAACTGCAGTTAATGTTCTGGCACTGGTGATAACGTTCTTTCGTCTCTTTCGAAACGTAGCGACTGCTTTTCGTATGGGCGGCGGTCTGACATTTTGGGCAATGCATCATGGTGGTTCTCCTCTCTGGCATACGACAACATTAGCCAAAGACTAAACAAAAAGCAACTTAAATTAGACTTAATCTAACCAACCTGTTTTTCCACTAAGACGTAATCCACGTTTTCAACCATCAGCTCCAGGTTCAACAAGGTGGTAAATCCACTTTTATCGATGGTATGCACGATATTGGTAATCAGCCATTTTTGATTATCGATGACCGATTTAAAGCCCTGGGCTTTGACCGGCGTTTCAGGAACCAGCTTTGCAGCGCCCAGTGCCAGTAGGATCTTCAACGTAGCCCGGTTGCGTTGCAGATCCTGCCACTTCGCTTTAGCCGCCTCCTCTGCTTCCTCCTGGCTACTGAAATGCGTATTCAGTACGAACAGCTTCTTATTGCTGCCAAAAACATAGGTTTTTCCCGGGTCTTGTTGCCCGATTGTGGGGATATTTTTGGCCGCCGGATGGACAGGGTTCACCGCCGGTGTTGCTGGCGGTATCGTGTTGACGGTTATCCCTTTCTGCTGCGCCTTTTTCTGATCGTACCATTTTGCTTCAACGCCACTGTAATCGTCGCGCTTAAACAATTTGTACTCATACTTATCGCCATCCTGTCGGTTCAGATTCAGGAGTGGAATCGGCTTTCCGCTCACGGTCACGCCCTGCCCGGGGGGAAAGAACAGTAGCGTCTTATCTTTTATTGCCGCCACCGCGCCAACCAGCATTGCCAGCCGGGTAATGAACGTGCCGTCCGTTTCCTGTGTCTGATCGATATGCTTAATCTTTTTTCTGGCTATCTCCGGCCGCACGTCGGAGGTAAGTCCGTTACGTTTCGCGATTTTGTCCACAACCTCGCCAACCGTCATGTCTGGATATGAATCAGTGATTTTAACATCGAGCGAGCCGCTAAAATCGGCGCTTCGGGCGACAACCGTTATCGTGTCCGGCGCGCCTTGGTAGGTGACCTGATCAATGATGTAGGAGCCCTTATCTGCAAGCGGCTGCCCCTTCCAGCCTATCTCTAAGACCACTTTTGCGCCAAAGGGCGGCATGACCAACTGGCCGTCACTGTCGTCGAGCACCAGGTCCAGCTGATCGACCTCCAGGCCGCGGTTGTCCGTCAACTTCAGAGAAATCAGCCGTGGGCGAATATCTTCCGTTTTATCCTTCGTCTCAATTTTGATAGTAAAGTCCGGCGTAGGCGCAACGCGCAGGGGCACCGGAATCGGGACGATATCGCTCATCTCAGCGCCCTCCATTCAGCGCAGAAGTGGCGCTGTTGATGACAGAGCCGACCCGTTGCGCTGCGTCGCTGGCCCGGTTTTGCAGTTCTTCCGCCTGCCTTTTTAAGTCCCCGAACATACTGGTTAGTGAATCGTCTACCCGCATCAGGTTGAGGGTAAAGCCTATCTTGCGCGCGCTGCCGTCGCTGTAGAACTCCGTATGCGTGGCCGAGAAATCCGTCACAACAAACATGCCGTAAATAATGCCATTGCCGCCAATCAGCGGCCACGCCAGCCCTTCATCGGCCATAGTCTTCAGCGCCAGCAGTGTGACATTGCCGCCAGTGATTTCAGGCCGGAGTTCGCCAGACAGCTTGATTTTATCGTCGCCGCCGCCCAAAAACTGGGTCGACTCACGACGCCCCACGCGGCTGTTTTTCGCCCAGCGATAGGTAATGTCATGCTGCAAATTGTCGAAGGGAAGGGTTTGCCGTACAAACGGCATCATGCCTAATATCATCATCATGGTTAATTAATCCAGACTAAACATGGAGTTATAGCTATGGTCAGACGTGGACCACGGCGATGCAGTGGAATACTGCGCAACGGCCTGTCCAATCGCCTGAGGCTCACCTGTCGCATAGATATTGTTGGTGACCGTGTGCTGACGGTTATCCACGTTTGAATTGTTAACCGAGGGCAAAGGCTGATTGAGCGTGCTGTTCAGGCTGGCACGCGATGCGGCCGGACGGGCATCCGCGTTATCCTCATCCTCTTCATCCTGCTCACGCATTTTGGGCGGAGGCAGCTTGTCTTTCACCTTGTCAGATTTCTCATCGATGATGCCAAGCTTGCCCAGCACCCAGTCAATGCCGCCTCGCAGCTGATTCAGGGCTTCACCGGGTAATTTGAGTGCCGTCGCCAGCATATTGCCGAAGCGCTGTCCCATCTCACCTGCCGAGGCCAGTTCCTGCTGAGAAAACTTCACGGGTTCCAGCAGCTTTGAGAACCAGGCCCCCAGCTCGGACACTTTATTGCTGAACCACTCAAATACCGGCTTCAGCGGCGCGAACGCGTCGCTTATCGGCCCCATCGCCGCACTGAAGCCCTGAGCGATGCCGCTGATAAAGGCGCTAATCGGTTCCCAGTACTGATAAACCAGCATGGCCCCCGCCGCGATAGCGGCACCAAGCACCACCACCGGCAGCGTGATCGCTCCCAGCGTGGCCGTAATGGCGCCGCCGATGATGGCAAATGCACCGCCCAGCAGCTCCACGCCCGCCATAATGGTGCTCAGCCCGCTAATGACCGGCCAGGCAATGTTCCCGACGCTGGCCAGGGAATCCACCAAGGTCAGCCCACCGGCCGCCAGCGTCAGCAGGCTGTCAGAAAGTTGAGGATTGATATTCATGACGCCGGTCAGAACGGACTGAACGGATAAGCCGTCCTGACTGATAGCTTGCAGGTTAGTATCCACAGAGGCATCTGCTGCAGGCGGCTGGGCAGCGGGCGCCTGAGAGAGCTGATCCAGCCGGCCACTGGCCGCGCCCTTCATCAATGCTGCGGCAGGTGCGGCGCCCTGTTCACCAAATATTGCCTGCAGATAAGTGGCCTGCTGGGCAGCGTCGAGCTTGTTTTTCTCAAACGCCGCCTGCACCTGGCTGAGCACCGCGAAAATGGGCTGACTGTTGCCCTGGTCGTCAGCGGTTTGCACATTCAACGCTTTAAGCGCGCTGTCTGCGCTGGCATCAGGCGCCTGAACGTGCGTTAACATCGCACTGGCGCCGGCGCCTGCCTGGCTGCCCGTTATACCGTTTTCCGCCAGCACGCCCATCATGGCCGCAGTCTGGCCAACGCTTACACCGGCGTCCTTCGCGGCTGGCCCTACGGCGACCATCGCCGTCTTAAGTGCGGCAAAATCGGTTGTTTTATTGGCAAAGGTCGATGAGAGCACGTCGCCTAACTGACCGACCTGGTCATCTGCAATGCCGAACGCGTTTTTAATATTGAGCACCAAAGACGCGCTTTCTTGCATGCTACGTTGCGTCGCGTTTGCAAGGTTAGCTACTGCCGGTGCTGCAGCTTTTGCCTCACCCGATGAGCCACCCGATTGCGTAATCGCCGCGCGGGCTTGCACAACCTCATTTGCTGGTGACAGATAATCGATAACTTTGCGACCCTTCTCGACAAAGTCTTTGGCTTTCGAACTGGCGCTTTGTACGTTATCTGCCAGCGCCATGCCCGCACGGTAACGTTCACGGGTGCGGTTGAGCTTGTCCTGACGCTGATTTAGCAGATTCATGGACTCACCCTGCGCATTGAGGGTGGATGTCGTGCGCTCTGTTTGTTGATTCAGCTTCTGGCGCTCGCTGCTCAACCGGCGCGTGGAAATTCCCGCCTCGTTCAGGGACTGGCGCTGATCCTGCACTGACTGACGCAGTTGAAGGTTTTTTTGCTGCAGCGCGTTAGCCGACTGACGCAGCTTATCCAGCGCCTGGGTTTGTTCCGCGGTAGGGTTTTGGGTGTTTTTAAGTTGAATGGCAAGTGCCGCTGCTTCTGCCCGGGTATTTTTAAGATTTTGTTGGGTCAGCGTCAGTTCTTTGCGGGTTTCACGGAACCCTTCAATCTGCGCGGATTTGGCATTGAGCTCGTCCAGGCGATCCTGCGTTTCCTGGATATCCGCAGACAGCTTTTCGGTTTCTTTACGTACGGCATTGAACGGGCGCGTAGCCCGTTCAACCGCTTCCAGCAGCACTTGCAGCTTGAGCGTGTTACTCATCTGAGGTTACTCCACTGCGGATCATCACTCTATGCCGCCAGTCGAGTAACTCTTCCAGCGACATGGGATACATTTCTGAGGGTGGCCAGTGAAAAACGCTGGCAATATCGGCCATCAGGTCATTGACCGTCAGATCGCGGGGCCAGCTTACGCGGCCGATTTCGCTGACAAAAAACCAATCACCTTGCCGCCCAGGGCAATCAGGTCAACCGGGTCCAGTGCATTGCACTCTGCTTTGGTCAGCGATGGCATGGTGATGCGGGGCAGCACCATCAACAGGGCATCCACATCGGACGAGGCCAGATCAGCCAGCCGCACACCGCGCAGCGCGCCGGCGGTCGGTTTCACCAGCTCAACCTGAGCGATCACCACATCGCCACGTGAAATCGGGCTTTCCAGCACCACCAGGTTTTCTTTCAGTTCTGGCTTATCAAGCTGTTCCATTTTTTCTCCATCCCAATCAAGAGGGGCCAGCGCAGGACGCGCCGGCCGTTGTTATTACACCAGGCCGAGGTTTTTACGGCGCTGTTCCAGACGATCGACGCCGTTGACCTTCTCCACCATGTTGACGGTGTCGATTTCGATCAGCTCTTTGCCATTCCAGGTGAGTTTGAAATAGGTGTTTTTACTGGTGATTTTGGTTTCGGTGTTTTCGCCCTGTTTGGCTTCACCGAAGTCAAAGGACTGGTGCTTACCGCGTACTTCGATTTCCACGGCGATTTCTTCGCCGGTGTCATCACGCTGATAAGAACCGGTGAAACGCAACGGTACGTTCGCCATCGCGCCCCACTGGCTTAATACCAGCTCATCCATCCCGCCCAGCGTCCACTCCATATCGAGTGCCGCATCGTCCAGGCCGTTATCAATGAATGCCGCACCGTTCATACCGCCGGCGCGGTAGGTATCCAGCTTGCGTGACAGCTTCGGCAGCGTAACTGCGGTGACGATGCCCTGATAGCTGTTTGAATCGTTGAAGAGGTTCAACCCCTTGAGTTTACGTGGCAGTGCCATTTATCCGGCTCCTTAGCTGTTTACGGATGCGGCGAAGTTCGCCAGATAGGTATCGGTGATGCGCTGACGCAGGGTCAGATCTTCCAGCGGCGGCACCGGCGTGTAGTCGTAATCGATAAACAGTTTGCCCGCCTTCAGGCTCTCTTTATCGTTGGCGCTTTCGTCGTACCAGCAGTTGGCGCCCAGCAGATAACCGGCGCTGACCAGCTCACGGAACTTGGCATTGATACCGGCGATGATTTCGCGTACCAGTACTGGCGTCAGCGGTTTGTCGTTGGCCCACATGTGCGCTTCCGCCATGGTATCGGCCAGCACCTGTGCTGAACGGGTGTAGTTTTCAAAGGCAAAAAGTGGATCGTCACTGCAGGTGCGGTTGCCCCAGAAACGGAAACCGTCCTTGCGAATCAGCGTGGTCACACACTTTTCGTTCAGCAGATCGGCATCGGTGCCGGTCTGTTGCAGATCCCAGAAAACATCTGCAGAGATACCCGTCACGCCATTGACGCCCACGTTAGACAGGGTTTTATGCCAGCCGGTGTCGTTGTCAATTTTGGCGCGCAGGCCCAGCGCACGTGCGGTGGCATAAGCCATTTCAGATTTATTGGTTGCCGTATTCCAGGCAATAAAATCTGGCCAGATCACCATCAGCTCGCGCTGGCTGAAGTTTTCGCGGTACTTCATGGCGTCAGAGATGGTTTTGCTGTTCCAGGCAGAGACGTAGGCAAAGCCACGCAGCTGCTGGGCAATGCTGGCCAGCGCTGTCGCCACTTCCAGCGAATCCAGACCCGGCACGCCAAGAATGCGCGGTTTAACACCCAGCTGCGTTTGCGCGCTGAGCAGCGCCTTCATGCCGGTGTATTTACCGTTCGCATCCGTCGAGCCAATCAGGTTAGAGGTGGTTTCAGCCTGGCTCGCGCCTTCTGCAACGCGAACCACGACGGTTACCGGCTTCGCCTGGTCAGCAATCGCCTGCAGCGCGGCCGCTAAGGTGCCTTTGGTACCGGCTTTACCGATAGCTGCCTGCACGTTGGTCAGCAGAACAGGTGTGTTAAGAGGAAATGCCGTTGCATCAGCATCTTCTGCGGTGCAGATCATGCCAACAATGGCGGTTGAAACTGTTGAAATGGTGCGTGTACCGTCATTGACTTCGACGACGCGGACACCGTGATGAAAATCAGACATCTGTAGCACTCCGTGTTGTGGGTGTGCTCAGAGTGTCAGGTCAGTGAAAAGGATGCATTCGATTGCG